TGCTATCTGCGATTATAATGTACCTGATGCAGCGACTCTAGGTAGAGAAATGTTTGCTGCTTACGATATCTATTGTGGGCTACGAAACAAGCGTGAATTCTTTGCAATGCAAAACACTGGTGTATTTGATTACTGTATTTGGGTAGATCGCAGTGATCATTTACCTCCTGAATCAAAAAATAGTATGAGCCTTGAACAATGGATGGCTGATTTTACTATTGACAACAATGGCACATTAGAAGATTTAAAATTTAATTTAGACAGACTAATGTGTTATTTAGAAGTCAGGTCGTAAATCGCCCTGCTTCCAGCGTATACCTTCTTTTTGAGTTATACGCTGACAATTAGCACAAATAGTTTTTAAGTTATTAGGACGACAATTAATTAAATCACCATCTATATGAAACACATTAAACTGTTCAGGATGCTTTGATTTAAACCCGCATTTTTCGCAAACATCTTTCTTTTCATACCCTCGTTGTTTCCATAGTGGTATTCCGTGTCCTTGGCCGTTGCGTAAACACGTTTCGCATAGTTTGCGATAATATGTTTTATTATTCTTTTTATAGTTTATTGCTGCCGGCCGCTGCCCGCAAGTGCATAAAGGTCTCATATTGTATTTAGCTCACCTTTTCGGTACCTTTTTCGATGGTATATGTTAGGTGTTTTGTGTTCATTATAATAAATACTGTATAGAGAACACTAACATCCAACAGGAGAAACAACATGGCATTAGTATCACCAGGCGTAGAAGTCAATGTAATTGACGAAAGTTTCTACACTCCAGCAGCAGCTGGCACGGTACCTATGATCTTTGTTGCTACAGCTAGTAATAAAACTAAAAGTAGCGGCACAGGCACAGCAGTAGGTACAACAAAAGCAAATGCAGGCAAACCATATTTGATCACTAGTCAGCGAGAGCTTGGTGAAACATTTGGCGATCCGGTATTTTATAGCGACAACAACGGCAATATGATCCACGGCGGCGAGCTTAACGAGTACGGCCTACAAGCTGCTTACTCTGTACTAGGCGTTTCAAATCGTGCATACGTTGTTCGTGCAGACTTAGACACAACAGAACTAACAGCAAGTGCAACAGCACCAGGCGGTGAGCCTGCAAATGGCGCTTACTGGTTTGACACTTCAACTAGTAACTACGGTATCCTACAATGGAATGGCGCAGGCATTAATACTATAGGTGGACAGACGTTTACTACAAAAACACCAACAGTGTTAACAGTAGATACTGATCTAATATCAGGTGTTGGATCAGCTCCAAAAGCATCAATTGGTGCAATTGGCGATTATGCAATCGACGCAAATGATACAATGAATCGTTTGTACTACAAAACACCAGGGTACGGTACAACTGCTCAGAGAGCAACTAACGTAGGTACTTGGGTAGAAGTAGGCAGTGATGCATGGAAAGCAAGTTGGGCAGCAACCCGCGGCACAGCAACAAATCCTGCACTAACTACTAGCGATTCAATTACAATTAACACTCAAAATGTTCCATTAACAGCAGGCACAGACATTGCCGCTTTAGTTACAATCATTAATGCAGCAGGCGTTGCAGGCGTAACAGCAGCACTAGTTGATGGTTCGATTGAAATATATGGCAATTCGCTTAGTGAATCAAATGGTTCAGTTGCAGATGGCAAAGTTGCACTAGCAGCAGGAACTGGAGATTTGTTGACAGACTTAGGTCTAGTAGCAGGCACTTATAGTTCAGCTAGATTAGAAGCAGCACCACACACTGCGGTACCTGCATTTAAAACAGCAGATACAAGTTCAGCACCATCAGGTAGTATTTGGATCAAAACAACTACTCCAAATGGCGGAGCAAAACTAAGTGTTAAGCAGTATAATACAGCTACTCAGCTATGGTCAACTGTAAATACACCAATTTACACCACACCAGAAGCTGCAATTTACGGCTTAGATAAAACGGGTGGCGGCGCCAATATGCTTGCAGGCGCACTTTATGCAAAAGTTAATGTAGACGAGCTTGCTAATCCAATTGGAAATTACAAAGTTTATACAAGAGCAGCAGCAGGAGCAACCAGCATTACTGGTGCAGTAATTGGAGCAACGGGCGTAGCAGCAGCTACATATACGTTTACTTTAACTGAAACTAGAGCAAATAGTGCAGCACATTCGACTAGTTTTGGTGTATCTATTACTACAGCAGGTTCAAGTGCAGATGCAGAATTACTAGCAGCAGCAATTAATGCTAAGGGAATGACAAATGTTGTAGCACTAGTTGACTCACAAAATAGAGTAGTGATACAGCACAAGCTAGGTGGCGATATTGAAATCGTCGATACTGACAGTGGTTTAGCAGGATTTGGTTTTGCAGCAGCAACAACAGCTAACTTATATGTTGGCCCAAATGCAACTGGGTTAGTTGCTTCGAACTGGAAACCACTAGCGTACACATCATCTGGCAACGTTCCATTAAGTTTGGCCGCAGATGGTCAGCTATGGTACAGTAGTGTTGTTGACGAAGTTGACATCCTAGTACACAATGGCGATGCATTTGTTGGTTTAAACTATGTAGGCGGCACTGGCGTATCAGCAGATTCAAGTCCATATAGTGGTACTGATGCTGCTGGACCTCAAGTAGCAGCTACAGCACCAACTTTACAGTCAACAGGTGATGCGCTTGTAAATGGTGATATTTGGGTAAGCACAGCAGACGTTGAAAACTATCCAGCAATTTACCGTTGGAATGCAGACTTAACTACACCGGCTTGGATACTACTTGATAAAGCAGACCAATCTACAGAAAACGGCGTACTATTTGCAGATGCACGTGAAGGTGACACAGGCGGAACAGCAGTAGATGCGCCTAGTGCAACTATTGCAGAAATGCTTGTAAGTGATTATGTAGACACAGATGCTCCGGATCCAGCACTATATCCAAAAGGCATGTTACTGTGGAATCTACGTAAGAGTGGATTCAATGTTAAGCGTTTTGAGCGTAACTATGTGGACACAACTGCTAAAAACATTCGTCAAGGCGGAGAAACAGGCCCATCAATGGCAGCTTACTACCCACATCGTTGGGTTACTGATTCAGGAAATCAAGCAGATGGTTCAGGTAGCTTTGGGCGCCATGCACAGCGTAAGAGCGTTGTACAAGCACTACAGGCACTTGTTAACGGCAACCAAGAAATACGTGACGAAGAAAGTCGTCAGTTTAACTTGTTGGCTGCTCCGGGATATCCAGAGCTAATTGGCGAAATGATCACACTAAACTATGACAGACGCTTAACGGCATTTGTTGTTGGTGACACTCCATTCCGCTTAACTCCAGACGCAACTTCATTAAATGAATGGGCAACTAACGTTAAACTAGCACTTGAAGATAACGATGACGGTGCAGTGAGCTTTGATGAGTACATGGCTATGTATTACGGTTCAGGCTTTACAAGTGATAATGCAGGCAACAACATTGTTGTTCCGCCAAGCCACATGGCGCTACGTACTATTATACTAAACGACCAAGTTGCTTTCCCCTGGTTTGCTCCAGCAGGAACACGACGCGGTGGTGTAAGTAATGCTACAAGTTCAGGTTATATTACTAGCGAAGGCGAATTTAAGTCAGTAGCATTAAATACTGGACAGCGTGATACGCTTTACTCAAATGCAATTAATCCGATTACGTTCCTAGCAGGAGCAGGACTTGTTGTATTTGGACAAAAGACTCGTGCAAGAAACGCAAGTGCATTGGATCGTGTTAACGTAGCACGTTTAACTGTATACTTACGTGGACAGCTAGAGTTGTTAGCTAAACCATACTTGTTTGAGCCAAATGACAAGATCACAAGAGATCAAGTTAAAGCAGCAGCAGATGCATTGTTACTAGAACTAGTAGCACTACGTGCATTGTATGACTTCTTAGTAGTATGTGATGAATCAAATAACACACCGGCAAGAATCGATCGTAATGAACTATACTTAGACATTGCTATTGAGCCAGTAAAAGCTATTGAGTTTATCTACATTCCATTAAGAATTAAGAACACAGGTGAAATTGCAGCACTAGGTTAATATGCGCATATAATGAGTGGGGACACTTCCCCACTCATTTAAGCATAAATACTGTATAGGAGAATATAAATGCCAATTACAACATTACAAAATATCAGTGTACCTACAGAAGGTGCTGGAAGTAACTCATCATTATTGATGCCTAAACTACAGTATCGCTTTAGAGTATTACTAGACGGCTTTGGTACCACTGGCGGACCAGATGGTACTAGAGAAGTTTCAAGACAAGTAGTAGACGTAACTCGTCCAAACATTAGTTTTGAACAAATGACTATCGACGCTTACAACAGCAGAACATATCTTGCAGGTAAGCACACATGGGATCCAATTACACTAACACTACGCGAAGATGCAAACAACAACGTACAAAAAGTTGTTGGTCAGCAGCTACAAAAGCAGTTCGATTTCTTCGAGCAGTCAAGCGCAGTATCAAGCGGTACTTACAAGTTCCAAACTAGAATTGAAATTCTAGACGGTGGTAACGGCGCTAATGGAGCAAATGTAATTGATCGCTTCCAATTAGTTGGCTGTTATTTAGAATCAGCAAACTATAACTCACTAGCATATGCTACTAACGAAGCAGTAACAACTACGCTAAGTATTCGTTATGACAATGCTATCCAATTTGGTGCAGACGAATCATTCGAAGGCATTGGCGAAGCAGTTACAAGAGCAGTAAATTCAGCTATCGGCGGAACTACTGTTACTGGCTAATAAGCTTAGTTAAGGTTGGTATTTTATATAGAAAGCGAAGGTTGTTAATTCAATCTTCGCTTTTCTTTATATATACGGTTAATGCATAAGGATAAATATTAACATGAGCTTAAAAGATGCATTCCTATTCAATCTAGAATCTGAGACACACTTACGTGATGCTCGGCACGCTAATCAAATCTATACTCAAAATAATTTTGCCTTTACACCAAAGACAAAGTACATGTATCATGTTAGGTTTGATCCTAACGACGAAGTTGGTAATAGTGCAACATCAAACGTATTTAGATTTCAAAAAGAATTAGGTGTACTTGTTAAAAGTGCAGACTTGCCAAGTTTTAGAGCAAGTGTAGAAAACAAACAACAGTACAATCGTAAAAAGAATGTACAAACTCGTGTTGATTATCAAGACTGTAGAATTACATTTCACGATGATAATACTGGTGTTACTAGGGCATTACTAGAAGAATACTATAGGTACTATTTTGTCGATGCCAATCAGTCTACAAATGGTGCAAAAAATGCATATCAATCTAGAGACAAATATTTTGCTAAAGTTCCTAATTACGGACTTAATAACAATAAAACAAATCCGTTCTTTAAAAGCATAACAATCTATCAATTATCACGTAGAAATTGGGTAGCATATACATTAGTTAATCCGCTTCTAAGTGCATGGGATCACGGTGGCGTTGATAGTAGCGGCACAGATTTTAACGAAAATACAATGAGTGTTGCTTATGAAGCTGTGCATTATACTAGCGGAACAGTTGCACAAGATACGCCTTCAGGATTTGCAGATCAAAGTGTAGGCTATGATGTAACTCCAAGTCCGCTGGGATATCTCGATAATGCTATGATTCCAGGCGGTGGCGAAAAGGGGTTACTGCCTGCATTAATTGGGTTAGGTACTTCGGCACTATTAAATAAAACATTTGGAAACAAAAACGGTAAAAGTAGTAATATTCTTAAAGACGTTGCAACAGGTGTGATTGGCGGTTTAGTAACAAACGTATTATCTCAAAATAAATTGCCTGTTCCTGATCCGTCAAATCAGTCAACACCAATTGCTTCACAGACAACTACTTCTACACAATCAAATAGTCAACAAATTGTAACAAAACTTTCAGATCCAGCTGTAGCAAACCAAGTTATACCTGCGCTTGTTAATAGTGGAGCACTTCCTAATGTAAGCATTAATGCGTACAACAGTGCATCTGCTTCTCAAAAAGCAGCATACAATTCACAAATATCCGGAAGTATATCAGCCGGCGATCAGAAATTAACACAGCTTGCGGCTAATGCAATTAGCGGTTTATAAGGAAAGAATCGATGACTAAAAGTGTATCAGACAATCCTGTCAACGCTCCGACAGAAATAACAACAGAGTACTTTAATAATTTTTATAATTTAGAAATTAGTTACAATCCTAGCGAAGTTGATGCTGTTATTGGGTATTTTCTTAAAAGAGGATTCGAAAAAGTTTCAGCAATTAATACAGCAAGTGTGTTGTTACAGCAAGCTAAAATCGATGAGTTAAATGTACAACAATTAATTGATACTTTAAAGGGAGTAACTGACGTGCAACTTAGTCTTATTGTTGCTCAGATTCTTAACTTTAATAGAGAAAAAACTAGTGTACTAGGTTTTAGAGACGAAACAACAAAAAGTGAATTATTTAATCAAAGAAACGTTGTAATATGATATGTCTAGATTTGCACAAGGTAAGTTTAATCTAAAGAATCCGCAAAAGTACATAGGCAATAAAGTTCCTACATATCGATCTGGATGGGAATTTACTTTTATGAAGTTCTGCGACGAGCATCCTGCTATAGAACAATGGGCAAGTGAAGCTGTTCGTATTCCTTATCGAAATCCTCTAACTGGTAAACAAACTGTATATGTGCCAGACTTCTTTATTTCGTATGCAGATAAAAGTACTAAAAAGCGTGTGGAACTAATTGAGGTTAAACCTGCTAACCAAGCAATGCGAGAACGTCTTGGTAATAGCAAACATAACCAAGCACATTATGTAATTAATCAAGCTAAGTGGGAAGCTGCACGAGCATGGTGCAAACAAAAGGGTATAATATTCCGTATTGTTACTGAAGATGATATCTTTCATACTGGCCGCAAAAGATAAATAATAGTAGCATATAATGGAAAGTTTAAATGACTAAAAAATTAGAAGATCTACTAAATTTACCTGATTCAAAAGAAATTATAAAAGAAG